TCAGGCGCCGAGACTGTTCTGATAATGCGCTTCCGCGAGGGCGCGACGCAGATTGACGACTTCCTCGCGCAGGCTTTGAATCTCCAGCATAAGGTCATCGACCCGGCGCTCATAGCCGTCGATCAGGGTTTGCAACCGAGCGTCCAGCGCGGTCTGCATTGCGGGTCCGCGATTGACCAGGGCGAGAAGGAAGCCGCCGACAGCGGTCAGCGCGCTGGCGCCCAATGTCACCAGCCAGTTGGGAATCTCGCCAATCATGACATTGTCGTCCTCTGAACGGATGAAGCGCCGCCTCACGAAGCGCGTTCGGCCTGCGATCATCATTTCGACGAGGAAACGGCGACGGTCGAGGCGATGCCGCCAAGCGTCGAGCAGAGCGACATCGAGACGTTCACGACTTTGGTCGTCGTTCCGGTGCGCACGACCTGCCCGCCGGAATTCGCCACCTGTTCGGCGACCAGCGCGATATTCGCGACCGTGCTGATATCGCAAGCAAAAATTTGCGCAATGGCGGCCGCTGTCCTGGCGTGCTGCTGAATTTGATCGGCAGTAATCGGGGTTTTCGAGGACATGGCCGAAGCCGGCAGGGCCGCGAACAGGAGCGCGCACGCGATGAGCTTTTTCATGGCATCCTCAGGTGAAGACGGCCGCGCCGGATTCGGGGTTGATCCCATCCTTTCCGAGCGGCCTGGATGGGGTAACCTTGATGAGATCCCAGTCAGGCGGGAACGTCTCGTAAAGCGCGACGAGCGCCTCGGCGAGGGAAATGGCGAGCGCCACGTTCCTGGCGACGGCGACCGGGAGCACGGGCGCAAGCGCCTTGTCGAGGGCCAACCCGGCGGCCAGCCCTTCGGAGATCGTCGCCTTGCCGGCGGCGAGGTCGATCAGGAATCTCACCGCCAGTTCAGCAGCAGCCACATCCTGGCCAATGGTTCCCGTCGCCGCCGCGGCGCCCGCAGGCGTCTTGGCCGCGTCGGAAACCCACGAGGCGAAGCGGTCCCAGACGCTCATTTCGTCGCCACAGCCGCGCCGACCAAATCGGCGGAGGCGTCAGCCGGGACAACACCCAGCGCGGACAGCTTGGCGAGGATCAGCGGGCGCAAGTTGGCGCCGAGCCATTTGGAAATCGCGGGCGCCGATGCAACCGCATATTGTTCGGCGGCGGCCAGAACGAGGTTGGTCGTTTCCAGCGTCAACGTCTTGCCGTGAACCGCGCCCTCGACCGCGCCGACGCCGTAATTGACGGCCTTGGCGATCAGATCGTCGGTCAGCAGCACTTTGACATAGGCGGGGGCCCATTTGGCGACGACGAAAGACAGGAGCGCGATGGCGATGGAGCCGAGCGACGCCAGCGCCGACGACACCCAGGCGCCCCAGGGCACAACGATCGAAGTGGGCGCAGCCCCATCGCCGGCGAAAGCGGCGGAAGCCATGCCGAGGCACAGAAGGCACGCGGACGCGAACGCCGTCCTGGCGAACAGGCTTATGTTCATGTTGGTTTCCTTTCAGGACTGCCGGCGTCGTAAAGGCCGCGCATCGCCGGCCGGCGCCCGACGCGCAGGTTGGTCGGTCAGGCGACCGGATGTCTGGAGAAGTAATTTTCCCAGTATTCAGCTTTTTGGCCGCGCTTGGCGCATTGGCCGGGCGCGCCGGGCCGCTCCCAGAAGCGACATGCGGCATAGCCGGCGTCGTAGGCGCTTTTTGCCTGTCTGATCGCCGTCCATGCGCGCTTCTCGGTGTGCGTCAACTCCCAGAACGCAGCCTTCAGTTGATCGTCCAACGGCGGCGATTCGCGCAGATCAACGCCGCAGCCGTTGCGAATGGCGTCGACGCGCTCGGCATGCCATTGATGGAGTCCGAAGGCCAGGCCATGATCGCCAACCGCCTTGGTGTTGAGAGAGCTTTCGGCGTCGGCCTGGGCGAGCAGGCCGCAGGCCTGTTCGAAGGTTAAACCGCGCGCCGTCCAGAATTTTATGATGGTCGCCGCGGCGGCCTGGTAGGCCTTGTTGTCCATGGTCGTCTCCAGAAGCCGGGCGCCTTTGCCCGCGAGTTCGCGCAGCACGTCGAAAAGCTCGGTCACGGCACGAAATGGCCAACAACGAGGGCCGCTCCGACAATGAGGAGGATGAAGCCAAGGTTCGCGGTCGGCGGGTTCTTGTTCATGGCGACGGCGCCGGCGAGGATGAGGATCAGGCCTGCGCTCATGCCGCCAGAGCCGTCTTCAACCGTGCGATAAAATCCGGCTTGTCGACGCGCGCGCCAGGGCAATCGTGGTGATCCCTCTTGCATTCCCGGTGGAAACGCAGCGTCGCCGGATCGAGCTTGAGAACGCCACAGAGCGCGGCGATCGCCGCGACGGCGTTGTAACGAACCTTGGCGCCGTCGCCGCTGTCAAAAGCCTCGGTGGAGAAATCGCCGACCATTTCGACGCCGATCGAGATTTTGTTGAAGCAGGAAGCGTGCACGCCATCCTGCTCCAGATCGCAGGCGAGCCAGATGAAATCCGGCGCAACGAAGAGGTGCGGGCCGCTGTGCCAGCCGAGGCCCTTGTAGTAGGCGTTCAGGTTGCGGACGCGCTTGGCGCCGCCCTCTCTGCCGGCGCCCAGCCTCGCCCATTGCGCAAGGTTCGGCGCGCCGGTGTTGTGCAGGGTGACGAATTGAGGCCGCCAGCCGCCCGCCCACTTGAGTGTCGAGACATACGCCTTGAATTCCGCCGCGCTGAACGCGCGCGGATGGGTCAGGAAAGTCATGGTCTATCTTTCGGGAGAGCCGCGCCTATTGCGCCGGGAACCAGCTTGTTCCGTCAGTGATCATCGCGCGGCCGACGCCTGCGGCGAGCGTCGTGGGGGAGCCCGTGATTGCATTGCCGTCGTTGTCTTGCACGGTGAGCGCAGTGATCCCCCCAATAGACGACATCCAGAACATTTGCCCGGACGTGCCCGTAATCGGGGGCAGTTTGATTGTCTGCGACGCCACGACGCTGGTGTTTTTCAGGATGAGCCGATCCTTGCCCGCCGCCGGGGTTCTGACCGCGCCCGGCGTCACGCTTGCCGAATCGACGAACGCCGTTCCTCCGTCGTGGTGGGCTCCGGCAAAGACGATTTTTCCACCTGTGTTCGCATTGAGGATGATCGAAGAAGGCTTTCCGCTCGCGCCCCCAATCGCGAGCGTCCCTGTGGCGTCGCTATACTGGAGCGCCGTCACGGTTCCGTTATCGTGACCGTAGAAATTATATCCCGCGACTTGGTCCGACCCAGAGAGCGGCTGCGCCCAGCCATGCGCCATCGCAGAGCCGAGACCGAGCGGGCCGAACCCTCCGATCGTGTTGACGATCTGGTTGTTCTGGACCTGAGAATTCGCTGGGATATTGCCGAGGAACCCATAGGCGATCGTTCTGGCTGTCTGGTTGTCGACGCAGGAATTGTTTCTGATGACCCAGCCAGTTCCCGTGGACGGCGCAAGCTGGAAGCAAACACCTGACGTTCCTCCGGATCCGGAGTTGAAAATCTTGTTGTTTTCGATAGTCAAGGCGCGAGCGCCGCTCGTGATCTTAATCGCTGGCGATGTCGAAGCGCCGCCATAGCCGTAAGATGAGTTCCCGGATATGTCGGACTTCTCAATGGCCGAAAGCGCGATGTCGCCGAGCGACAAGTTTTGCTTTCCGTTGTCGCGCAAAATGTTGTTTTGTATCTTGATGTTATAGTGGTTCTTAGTCTCGTCCGAGTGCGTGCCGATACTGGCTTCAATGCCGACACGGCCGTTCCCATACAGAATATTATTTGCAATAACAATATCGTGGCTCAACGCCTGAGAGTCATTGTCGTTATAGACACCAATTCCTGAGACGTACCCGTTGGAGATGACAGAATTGGTTATCCCAGAGTTCCAAACTCCTTTATAGAAAACAAAGCTGCCGTCATTGTCGATGTTGTCGATTTTCAAACGATCAGCCCAACAATTGTTAGAGCCGGCGGCAAACTCCGCTGAGTTCGCCGCGTTTTTCATTGTTACATTCGCGACAAAACAGTTTGTTGCCCCGACGATGTTAACCGGCCAGTGGTGAATGTTCTGGATAGTGATATCTCGGATGACCAAATTCGATGCCGTCGGCCCCGATGTAATACCGCCCACGCCAGCTCCTGGCGCTTTGGTGGCGACATCCCTGTTCCCGTCGATGACGCCAGAGCCGTCCACGGTCACATTGTCAGCGCCAGAGGCTACGATCAGCACAGATGCAATCGGGCCGTCAGGGGCTTTAAGCGTGCCGTCAATCGTGAGGCGCGAGTTCGAGCGCAGCACGAGCGATTCCGCGCGGCAGACCACACCAGTCGGGATCAGCACGCGCGCGTGACCAGCAGCAGCGGTGAGGATGTTGCGTAGCGCCATCGAATCCGTGGTTGTTCCATCGCATTTCGGAGCGGGGAGCGCGCCGTACCCGCTCAATACGTTGACCGTCGCTGTCATCGCCGACAGGTCGCCGGTCGCGCTGCTTGTGCCGCCGTCCTGAACACCAAGAACAGGCGTCGCCCCTGGATTCCTCGCCAAGGCGGGAGACGCCAGCAGCAAGGCGAGAAGAAAAGCTATGAATTTCATGATTACCCGCCCTCAAGCCGAAATGGCCGCCACGATCGCGGGCGGCACAGGGTTGAATCCCGCACTCGCGGCAAAGGCGGGGGTGGTCAAGAACAACGCGGCGACGATGAAACTGTTGATCATGTTTATCCCGCTCGAACAAAGAATCCGGAGGCGTCGAAGAAGGCTTGACCGCTGGCGACCGGAACGGAACCTGAAGACATGCCGGGCAAGGCGGCGATGAGCAATTGCGCCAGAGCCGCCGCCTGAGATGAAGAGAGCGCGGCGAACGACGCCGCCAGCGCGTCCGGCGTGAGGCTCGCTGCCCCAGCCGCGGCGGCTTGCGCGCTTTGAGCAGCCGCCGCGGCGCTTTGAGAAGCCGCGACCTCCGCCGCCTGCGCGGCGGTAACGGCCGCCGTCAACGTGACCGGCAGCGCAGAAGGCGCCGTCTCACCCTGTGCAACAACGGTGTCGCCCGGCGGAAGCCCGATTGCCACGGCGTCATTGGTGCGGCGCGTGACGCCCTGCACGAACTCCATGCGCCCGGAAAACAGCGGCGTGATGCCGCCGTTGGTCAATTCCAGGCGACAATCGTAAACAAGACGGGCCGGCATTTGCGCCATGTCTGACGCTGGCGCCGAGAAGACGCAAAGACCCGTCGCCGGGTCGAATGAAGCCACGCCGCCACTGACATTCGTCGAACACCACTCGTAAATCGGCGGGTCGGTTGCGAGGGCGGTCACGCGCGCCTGCATGCGAATGGTCGAGGCGACGAGGTCGTAAACCTGCGAGAGGTTTGACAGGTCGCGAGTCAATCTGAACGTGACGTTTGTCGCCGCACGGAGATTGTAGATCTTGGTCATTGCGACACCTGCATGGCGCGGCATGATTGCAGCCGGATGGTTGCGGACACCGGGTCGCCCGCGGCGAAGGTGACAAAGAAGCTGAGTTGCGCGCTGAAAGTCCCCGAGCCCTGGACGGAGGCGGCAGGCGTCAGTTCATCCAGCGTCAGGACATTGCCGAGACTGGTGCTTGTCACGCCCGGCGCGCCGTTGGCGATGTTGGCGTCGTTGAATTCCACCGCGCTCGCGCCATGGCGCGCCGCCCAGACGTTGTATGTGTTGGACGCCAGACCCGGCGGCGTGAACGTTCCGCCCGTCGCCTGGTCGTAATATTGCAAAGCGACGCCTTTCACGCCGTAGAGGTGACCGTTGACGCCAGCCGAGATTTTAACGCGGCAAATGGCGCGATGAGATTGGCCGGCTGTAAAGGCGGTGGCGATCGGAGCCTGAATGAGCTGGGACAACGTCACCTGGGGCGCGCCGGAGCCTGCATAGCCTTGAAGCTGGATGACGAAATCGTCATTGCCGTCTCCGAACGGATTTTGCTCCACGCCATAGGACAAGCCCAGCACGCCTTGGGAGAGCGCTGTGGTCGATCCGGAATCCGCAGTCAGTGTCCAGCCATTGGGAACGCCCTTGACGACGGTCGCGCCGATGCCAGAGCCGGATGGAGTTCCCGTATTGGCGAGCGGCGACGCGGTATTGGTCTGAAGCGAGTAGATGTTGGAGCCATTGATGCTGTTGCCTAAGAATGAGGCCGGGCTCGTGCTGTCGTTCTGAACGAAGGCCCAATTGTAGATGGAGCCGGACAGGCTCGCGGTGGCGGGAGACGCCATTTGCACCAGACCGTTGGCCGCATCCACGCACGCAACGGTCGCTCCGTTCAAGGCCGATTGAATCGCGTTGTAGAAGTAGAGCTTTGATCCGGTCTTGAAGATGGATTGCGCGGTCGCCTGCGGGATCGCCGTCAGAGCGGTTCCGCCGACATAGACGTTCGAAAGATAGTAATTCTTGGTCGTGGCCGGGCACGCCGATGTCTGCGCCGCCGTAGAGGTCACGCTCGTGCCGTAGAAGAAATAATTTTGCGCGGCGGCCGGCGAAAACGGCGGGCTGTCCGGGATGGCGGATGTCTGGCTCGCCGCCTGCAGCATCGCGTTGGCGATCAACGCGCCGCCGTACGGGCTGGGGTGCAAGCCGTCCACCGAAGTGTACGGCAGGTTGAAGTAGTAACCCCCGGAGGCTACGGCCACCGGATCGAGATGGGCGTTCCAGGTCGAGGCGACATGAACCCAGGGATAGAGCCCTGGACATTGCGCGCCGGAGACGCCGGGATAAGTCGTTCCGGAGATTGGATCGGTCCACGAACCGCACGAGGTCGCGTTGAGCCAGTTGTGGATCGTCGTCAAATAGGTCGAACCGGCCGGAGCGTTGTTCGACTTCCAGCGATAATAAATCGCGATTTTCTTGCCGGCGTCGGCGCTGTTGAAGGTGAAGACGCCATTGCTGACCGCATATTGCCCCTGCGCGGGCGCCGAGGCCACAAGCGTCAGCGCGACGCCGTCATTGACGCCGGCGCTGAACGTCACGCCGGAGGCGCCTGTTCCGCACGAATAGGTGTTGGCCGGCGTTCCCGACGTCGTGGTTCCGCAGGGCGCGAAAAACACTTGCTGCGTGTCCCAGTAATTCGTCGCGTTGACCGCCGTAACCGTGTAGGGCGAGCTCGACGGGATGGTCCAGACCTCAGGCGCGCCAAGCGCGCTGTTGTTTGCACGCGAAAAACCTTCAGCGAGACCGCGCGGCGTCTCGTCGCCGACGATCACGATCTTGTTGGCCGCCGTGGGGCCGAAGGCGTTGAAGATCGCCTGGAGGGCGGAAATGGCGTTGGCGGCGCCGCGATTACCGTCGTTGGTGCCGGCGAGCAGGAAGACGGTTTGCGCAGGGTCGGTGACGATGGAATATGAGCCGCCGAAATAGGCGCCGCCGTTGGCTTTGTTGGTGTCGAGGTCGGTGATGGTGGCGCCGGCGGCGCTGGTCGCGGTGAAGGGCGCATAGGTTGTGAACGCCGAGACCGTGGCGGGACGGGCGAGCGCGACGGCGGATCCCGCCGTGGTGGAGGCGGTGATGCAGTTCGCGGGCACTGTGACGCTCGGCGTCGCGCTGTTATAATCGGTGATCTGGCAGCCGAAATTGGTCACATTGGCGATGGTGATGTAGTCGCCGGCGGCCGGCGAGCCCGAAAGGCCGGTGAGAGCGATGGTGAGCGGCGCGCTCGGGTTGGGGCTGATCGCCGAGGTCAGCGTGGCGTTGGCGCCGTTGAAGCAGGGGTAGCCGATCGTCGAGGCGTCGCTGCAATATTGGGTCGTCGCATTCAGGCGCCCGGCGATGCCGGCGGTGGTCTGCGCGCCGACGCCGTAGTTCCATCCGACCTCGGCGAGATACCTGTTTCCGGAAAGCGGAAACAGCCAGCCGGCGTAGCCGTTCGAATAGTCGGTGGCCACGGTGAAGGATGTTCCGGACCAGGGGGGGAAGATGGTGGAATTGGCGGTGCGGGAATCACCGAATGCGACCGCGTAATTGTTCACCAGCGTCGGCTGGATGTAGCTCCTGCCAGGCCCAACAAGATGCGCCCCGCCCCCGAGGATCGTCGCGCCGCCGGCATTATAGAGACGCTGCGCGGCGAAAAGCGGCGGTTTGTTCGCCTGCGCCGCCTCGGCGACTTGCGCCGACGCCAGCATCGAGGCTGCGAGCGAAAATCGAACAAGGCGCATCAGTAGACCTCAATGAACGAAACGGTCTGGGAGCCCGAAGCGGTGATTGCATAAACGGCGGCGCCGCCGGTAATGGTGATGCCCTGGCCTTGCACGCCGGCAAGGAACAGGCCGGTTGCGGCCGTGACGGCGGAGCCGCCGATGTAGACGGCGGTGGTCCCGTGATTGGCGATGGTGACTTCCTTTCGACCCGCGCGCGCGGGAACGATCTGCGACGCCGAATTCGCAACGCTGATTTGGCCTGTAGCGAGGTTCCCGTAGGTTTCGGTGGTCGCGACCGGATTGGCCTGGGAGACTGCAGAGCCGCCGAGCGCGAGATTGACCGAGCCAATGACATTGGCGCCGGCGGGAAGGCTGGGCAGCGACGAGACGCCGACCGACTGTCCCGACCAGGTCACGCTTAGCGTTCCCGAGAGTTTCGACCAGATTGCGGAAAGCCAGCCGGTGAGGCCGGAGCCCCCGGTGGGCATGGCGGCGCCGGTGATCGCCGCGCCGCTGTCAGTGGTCGTCACGCCGGCGCTGAAGGTAACCGGCAAGGGGTTCGAGGGGGCGACGGCGGCGAGGTTGCCAAGGGCGTTGACAAAGCCGATTTCCGTCGCGCTTGTCGGCGCAGTTGAGCCGGCGGCGCCGACGCTGGCGTTGGAGCCGCCGCCTCCCCCGCTGAAACTCGTGACCTTGTTGCCGGCGCCGTCTTCGATGACAATGCCGCGGCTGACCGACCCGTCCGGGTTTTTCCATTCCATGAGAGGCTCCGAATTGTTTTGCCGCGCCGCGCCCGTGCATTCAGAGCGTGGCGGCCAGTGTGAACAGGTCGTCGAGGTCGGCGTCGGTCTTGCTCTTGGCGACGCCAAGGGCGGTGATCAGCGCGTTTGAACGCGCAAGAGTCTGGTTGCCCAGAATCGCCATCTGCGCGGCAAATCGCCGCGCGGCCGGCAGGCTGGCGACGGCTGCGGAAAGGCTCGGCGGAATCGCTTCGACAGCAAGAAGGGCTTTCGCCCTGTCTTCCGTGACAATCCACTCTTGCGCCGCCGGCTGGAAGAACTCTCGACAAGTGACTCGCGCTCGAACGCGCGCGGCTTTCGCGGGTGCTGTCGCCGTCTTGCCGGCGTCAATCCAGGCAAATATCGGCTTGCAAGTCCTTATTCTCCGGATCGACTGGGATGCAGGCTCCGTCTGATAAGATCACCGTCTGTGCGTCATTGGCGAGAGCGGAATTTGTAAGCGAATATGTAAAGCCAACGATCAAATTTCCGCAGCCGCGGTAAAGTGCATTTTGGCGACATCATGCGCCTGGAATGACACACCACCCAACGTGATGCTCGCGTTGAGCTGATTGATGGTCACGACATTGGCTGCAACCGATGACGCAGCGTTTTGCAGATAGACCGACGCTGTCGCGCCCGTGTGGGCATTGTACAGCGTGACCGATGGCGCCGCGCGCATCGGAGCGGGAAACGCGATGTTGATCGATGCGTTACTCGCGGCGTCCGAAGTTGGGCCATTGGCCAGGACGATGGCGCTCGCGTCCTGCGACGCCGTTCCTGGCGCAGTCCCCGAAAGATAGGATGAAACGAAATAACGCTGGCACATCGCCATCTCGACGCTTATCGGCCGACGCTCGAACAGCGTCACGACGGTTCCTGGTTCGAATTGCGGCCTCAAAATCGTTCCTGTCGAAAACTCGACGTTGGTCTGGCTGGCCGCATTCAGTCCCGTCGAGACGAAGGGCGCGCTGGCGTAACTGCCCGAGCCCGAATAACCTGCGCCTTGCCAGACGCGGGCCTGGGCCGTCCCCGCGTGCGACAGGGCGTAGGCGCCACCCTCAACCAGAGACGCCTCGACCGGCAGGATCAGCGAGCCCGACGTCACAGTGATCGTCGTGTCGAGCCCGCTTGTGGAGAACGTGTACGTGCCGCCGCTCGCGCCCGCCTTGACGCCGTCGTGACCATAGGCGCCGGCGGCCAGCGTCACCGTCCCCGAGACGGCGCGCTGGTTGATGGCGAAGCTGGCGTTGCGGAGACGATTGCGGAAGCCGGCGGGCGCGCCCGCGGCTATGCCTTGCGGGAAGGTCGGCTGGCCCGTGGCGGCGTTGACCACGAAGGCTTCCGTCCATGTCGATCCGTTCGCCGAAACTTTTATGTGGAGATTGTCGTCGCCGGCGAGGCCGATCTGCGCGCGCCCTGAAAAGCCGTCCTGGAACAGAATGGAGGCGGTGTTGGCGACGGCCGATTTGTTGATCGTGAGGTTGAAGCTGGTTCCGTTGAACAATGCGGAAGCGCCATAGACCGACAGCGGGTTGGTCGCATCGGCCGGGGTTCCGACGCCGATTGCCGGAAGGCTGGACGCCGCGCGAGACACGAGCGTCCATTTCGTCCCTCCGTTGCTTTGCAGCAGGACGAACCCGTACGGCGAATTGATGGCGATGGAAGCGGCGCCGTCGATCCTGTCGGAGCCGCTGGCTGCGATGGTCGCCGTGATCGTCGACGAAGCAGCGCCGCTTTCGTCGAAGATCCCGAGCGTGACGCCGGTCGGAAAGCTCGCCGCAGATGGCAGCGTCAGTGTCCGCGCCGCCGTCAGCGCGGAGACGCCAATCATCCGATCCGTCGTGAGAATGGTGTAATTCACGTCGGTCACGGTCGAGCGCGCGGCCAGGATCACCTCGGACAATTTCGCCACGGGCCAACCGCCCGGAGTCGCGCCATCGTGGACGGTGAGGCGGTTGTTTGTGGTGTCGACGATCAGTTCGCCCTGCGCGCCGGTGAAGGCGGCGACATTCGCCGCCGTGTCGCGGCGGCGCTTCAATTGAACGGACATCTGGTTTTCCTGAATCAGTTGGAAAGCGAACCGAGATCGATGATAGCGGTGACCTGCGAGGAAAGGTCGCCGAAGTCGTCTGTCTCGGCGACAGGCTGGACGACCAGTCCGAAGTCCAGGGGCGCGCCGATCGCCAGACTGGCCGTGACGGGACCGACCGCGCCGACGCCGTCAATCTTGTGGCTGTAGGCGACGCAGGTGGACAGGTCCTGAAGGCCGCCCCCAAAAATGTTGTAGCTCTGGAACTTCAGGTAAACGGTTTTCCCGATCTGCGCCGTCGACAGGTCATAGCGCAGGATCGCGGAATCCAGCGCGCAGAACGTGGAGCCGGCGGCGTGCGCGCCCGCCGGGAGCGTCGCGAGACCGCGGTAGAGCCCGGCGAGCCGGAACCGATCGGGGCCTGTGAGCGTCGCCGTGGTGAAGCTGAGATATTCGCCATCGACATAGCAGAGCGTGACCCCTGCTTCGGCGGCGATCGCGGAAACCGAGTCCAGGACCCCGGCGCTTTGCGAGAGATCGACGTTGAGCAGATTGACGGCGTCGGGGTTCGCCCCGCTGTAGACCGGTAAGGGCGTGGCGAGCACGCCCTGCGAGGCCGGAGACGCGATGGTGGCGACGCGAAGATAGGAGGCGCCGTCGAGCGACGCCCAGACGTAACATCCACCCCAGTTCGAATCGCCGGCCTGACCGCTCGCGCCGATCCACAACTGCGTGACGCCGTCGGTGAGGCTCGGCGGCGGCTCAATGATGAGCGGCGTGTTGACGGGTGGCGCGGCCGCATTGGCGTCAGGCGCGCCGTTGGTCCGACTTTGGGTCGGGTAGCGCGTCGCCGTGGCGACGCCTTGCGGGAATTCTTCGGCGGTGATCGAGAGCGCGCCTTCAGAATCCTCTTCGATCTCGACGATCCGCACCACGGTTGCATTCAGCCCGAGAGCCGTGTCGGTCAGCGTGACGATATCCATGGGTTCGAGGAGGCAGAACTCCATGGACAGCTTGAAGCTGAATGTATTGCGAATGTAGAGCCCGCGTTGCAGGATCAATTGCGCCGACGTCTGCGCCGACAGCGTATCGCAGATTTCGTGCGCGGCGATGGTCGAGCCGATGCGTCGACCGTAGCGGTTGATGGCGCCCTGGTCGAAGGCGACAATGGGACCGGTGTTGTACGAATCCGAGCGCGCCTGGATTTCGATGGCCTGCTGATTGTAGGTGGCGTAGGGGTCCGAGCGCGTGATCTTGACGGGGTCTTCGCCTTCAATGTTCAGGAAATCCTCGTCATCGAGGTCGTAGATCGGGACGAGGTTCGGCGTCCAGGTTTTCTGCAAATCGGCGGAGCCGCCGGTGACGGGACTGTCGCCGTAAGGGATGATCTTCAGCAAGCCGCCCGACCACACGGCGGTCGAATTGGTGAGCTTTAGCCAGCGCGTTAGGATGGAAGACGCGGTCTCCGGCATGTTGAGGACCGGACTGATGGCGAGATAATTGGCCCAGCAATAGGTCTGGTAGGAGCTGTCGCCCGAATTCGCGTAAAGCGACGTCGCGTCGATGGAGGAGGCGGGGAAGCCCACGCCATATTGTGGATTGGTGAGGAAATCCGAAATGACCTGCGCAGGATCTGCGTCGACGCCATTGACGCCGGCGCCGTAGAGAACGCCATGGACCTCGAAATTGTTGTCGCCGATGCTCGCCGAGGCGCCGAGATTGTAGTTGGCGCTGGCGACATAGGCGACACCGGGATAGTTCAGGGCCTGGCTCGGAAACGCCGTCGCGAGATAGGACCAGATATCCTGGGGAGACGCGCCCTTGAACAGACTGAGCCCGAGCGCGACCAGATTTGTCGTCGTGCTGGAGGTCTGCCAGACTTGGCCTATGCCGGTGATCGGCCCCTCGCATATGCCCATCATGATCGAACAGGCGTAATTGTAGCCGGTCGTTCCGCCTTTGCCGCCGCCCTTGCCGCGGGCGCGTTGCGCGATGGCCTTGAAGTTTTCGTACCAGAAGCAGTTCGGCGCGAGCACATTGGCGCCGTAAACGATCGGAACGGGCACGCAACTGGATGTCGTCTGGACCTGCAGGCCAGAATATTTGGTGATCTGGGTGTTGACGTTTCCAGCGCCGAGAAAGCCCATCGGCTAAACCTCCGGTTGGGGCCAGATCGAGAACCAAGCGAGCTTGCGCCGGGGATCGGTCAGGACGGGATTTTGCGACAGCCGCTCCTCCACGACGCAACCGGCGTCGTGATAGGCGTGGATGATCGAGAGTGGATCGGCCTCGGTCACGATTCCGCCATGCGAATAGCTGCGGCCGTAGCGGAACAGGACGATGTCGCCTGGCTGCGGGTCTTGAACGCGCCTACAGCGGCGGTTGAAGAAATCGAGATATTTTTCTTCGTTGCGGTGGATCATCCAGTCAGGCGCGTAGGGACGCGGATCAAAGGGCGGCGTGAGGCCGAGATCGACGAAAACGCGCACGATGAACATGCCGCAATCTACCCCGACGCCGCGAATGTCGGCGGCGTGGCGATAGGGGGTGAGCAGCCATTTGCGCGCCTCGGCGACGACACTCTGGCGTTCCTGCACATCGGACATGTCCGCCTCCTATTTGCCGCCCTTGGCGCTGCCGGTGGTGACCGACGAGAGCGGTCCCGTGACGATCTGCGGCGGCGGCACATAGGGAAAGCCCCTGAACTTGCAGAGATTGTTGAAACGGTCCTTGCAGGTCCCCATGGTGCGGTCGCAGCCGTAAGTGGCGACGAAGGCGTCGCCGGCCGCAGGCGGATAAGGCAGCGGATAAGACAGGACCAGGCGGCCTTCGCCAGCGGACTTGATCGTCAGATTGGCGCCCGTGTTGACGCCGGAAGTGAAGGCGACGGTTCCCTGCTGGTATTCCGGCGCGGAGGCGCTCCACATGATGGCGGTCTGCGTCGATCCAGCGCCCACCGCGCCCGCCGTCGAATAGGTTCCCGCCGCCAGGCCGCATTGCGCATCGTAGAGGACATGCTGGCAGTCGGCCTGGTAGACGTTGCGGGGCATATCGATGTCCAGCAACACCATGTCGGAGGCGACGGTGACCTGCGCGCTGACGCGGCCAATCGAGTCGATCTGGGCGACGCGGCCCTTGAACAGGATGACGGAGCCGATCGGCGTGCTCCAGTCGCTGAAAAAGACCTTTTCGCGCTGGATCGCCGCGCCGTCGAGCAAGCCCTGCTGGACCGCCTGAAGGAACGGAATTCCGCCGATGGTGTCGGTGGGTCGGGCAAAAATCATCACCTGCTGGCTGTCGACGTTGACGCCGCAACTCGCCATGTATTTCAGGCCGGAGATCAGGACCGAGTTGGCGAGATAGGTAAAACCGTTCAGCGAAACAGGCGTGTCGAGATCGGTGTAAGTCAGGATCGTTCCTGTCGACAGCCAGATCGTAAAACATTCGGCGGTGAGCAGCGGGGCGTCCGATGTCGGACGCAAGCCGTTGAGGTAGGCGATGAGGGCGGCGGGAGCGGATTTCATTCAGCGCACCTGACGAAATTTCAAACCGCCGATCGTCCACAGACCGGAGGCGAAGTTTTCGAATTCGGCCTGGTCGTCCAGGAACCGGCACTGGAAGGCATAAGCGAAGCTTGCAGCGATGATTGCGCCGCTCGCGGGAGCCGTCGTGAAGTCGATGAGGTTCGGCGCCGTGGACGTGTAGGAGGAGGTGGCCGCGCCCGCGACCTTGATGGTGGCGATGGACGTGACATAGCTCGCCGGCTCGTAATAGCCGCCGATCGACCGACCGAGCACGAAACGTGTGGTGGCGCCGTCGCCGGTGGCGATGGCCTGGGCAGTGACCGCGTTGTCAGTCGGATCGACATAGAGAAACGTACCCTGCTGACCGCCGCAGGACATCCAAAAGCCCATAAGAGTTTGCAGGGATTTGGCTTGCAGGCTGACGTTAGCGCCGCTGGAGTCCAGCGCATCGAAGCAGAGCTCGAACTGGTAGAGCGCGTGGGCGTAAAAGGACGCGCGCACTTCGCGTCCCGAAGTATGCGAGGCGACGCGAGTCGAAAATGTCGGCGTCTTCTTAACGCTCCACCCCTGACCGGGGAGGGTTGGGAAGATGGGAGGGCTCACGCGCGCACCGTTTCAAGTTTGAGGTTTTTTGTTTCCCAGAGATCCGCCATGAACTGTTCGAGCTCCACGGCGTCATCGACGAAGCGCGCGAGATGTGCGGCGGTGAAATCCGCTGTCACCACGGCGCCGGCCGAGGGGGCGACAACGAAGGTGAGCGTCGCCGGCAGAATCGACACGGCATAGGCGCTTACGGGCTGCGCCACGCCGTCGATGTATACGGTCGGCGAACCGATCAGCGCTTGGACGGTTTCGGTGAAGCCGCCGAAGACCCGCATCAGGACGAAGGATTTGGTCTCTCCGTCGCCGGCGCCGACCGGGGCGCTCGTGACCTGCCCGAGGTCTTGGGGCGGGGCGAACAGGAATGCCTGCGCTTGGCCGACGTGGGCGGCGACAAAGGCGATGACCGCTTGCAACTCGGCGTTTAAAGCATCGCCGCGCAGGAGATCGAAATTCAGCTCGATGTCATACAGCGGGGCGATACGCCGGGCGGCGCGAAGTTCCCGGCCCGTCACATGGGTGTGAATGCGGGTGACGAAATACGGTTTGTATTTCGCGCTCCAGCCCTTCTCGTTGAGAATTGGAAAGGCGACATGGTTTTTCGCCACGGGCGGAGCGTCAGGCGTTGGCGGCGCGGCGGACGGTCCCTTGCCTGCAATCCAGTTGCCTGTCGCCCAATTGCCGCCGTCGCCCCAGACGTCCGTATCGAGCGGAAAGATCGGGAAGGGACGCGCGTCCCAGTTCCAGGCGCAGCAGAACGACGTGAGGAGCATCGGGACGCCGGTGGAAGAGGTTGCGTTGTGGGCGGTCCAGTAATCGTGCACGGTTTGCAAGGCGAGATCCGCGAGCGCGTCGTCGCGCAGGGGCTTCCAGCCCATGCCGATCGATCCCGTCCACAGCGACCAAGACGGCGTCGCGCTTTCGCTCGATTTTGCGTCATAGAAAACGTTCGGCTGGTTGGTGCAGCGATCCACGCTGGCAAAACCATATTCGGCGAAGACGATTGGCTTTGACTGGGGGACCCAGGCCGTATCAGGGCCGTGCGGGCTCCAGCCGGTTCCATCGCCATTGTCGTAGATGGCGCGATGCGTGTTGTTCCACCACCAGCGCAGGCCTTTTCGCATGAGCAATTGCTGATTGGCCGCGAAGGGACGACGTGTTTGCGTGAGGCGATCGCCGAGCGGACGCGTGCAGCGCTGGTCGGTGCCGAGCGGGTCTAGGCCGAGGCCGTCCGTGTCGCTGCTGTAGTAAAACCAGTTGTAGCCCTCACCGCCCTCGATATTGGCGGCGAGATAATTGGCGTTGCGCAGGGTTGGCTGGCCGGGCAGGCCGAGGCCGTTCATTTCCGTGGGCGCTGGCGGCCAGGTCTTGGGCGCGGGGGCGCTCCAGTTGTGGCAGTCGAGGCCGCCGTCGCCCAGCGTCCAGTCGGAGAGCGGCATGTAATTGTCGAGAGCGACGAGGTCGATGTTTTGGGACGCGAACAATTGGTCGAGATGCGGCCATTGACCGTCGGCGCCGGGGTGCTGCCAGCCGTTCCAGGTTGACCAGTCCGGGGAATAGGCGATCAGGTTCTTGTAGTTGCTGACGTCGCGCGCGAAGCCCGCGCTGTCGAATATGCCGCGCACGTCGGCCGCGAGCTGGCTCAGGCCGGCGACGAACGGATAATCCCATTGCGCGCGACCGTTGGCGTCGGTGCTTCCGGCGCGCGTCCAGTTTGGCCCGCGCAAGATTTCGAGGCCGCGCAATTCCGAGCCGAGCAAGAAGAGATCGACGCCGCCCGCGACTGCGCAAAGGTTGGCGTAGTGCAGGATGAAGCGGCGATAGGTGAAGTCGGTCGGCGAGCCGGTGTAGGCGACGGTGAGGTTTGTGGCGTCGCGCGCGAATTGCGCGGGCGTTGCCGCGCCGAGGAATTTTTGCACGGCCTGCGTTGTCGCCGCGGTGAGATCGGTGGCGAATCCAATGCGGCCGCGCCAGGGTTTTCCCGGCGCATCCATCAGGATGAAGGGGTAGAACACGACGCGATAGCCCCTCGCGCGCAAATCGCGGATGCAGCGAACCACGCTTTGATCGGAGGGCGTGCCGCCATAGACGGCGGCGCCATTTTCGGCCGAGATCGGAATGAGACCAGACGAGGTTTGCGTCAGGCTGGAAACCTGCCAGTTCGAGGCGGTCCAGGCATTGTTGACAAACGACTGGAAGGCGCCGCCGACGTAGTTGGTCGCAGGATAAATTTTGCAGGCCGCGGCGTCCGTGGAATCGCCGAACCAGGCGCAGACCAGGGCCACCGTCTGGCATTCCGGATGCGCCGCCGCGAGTTGGTCCAGCGCGTAGGAATAGTCCGATTTCGTCCCGCCGGGGACGCAGTAAGTGTTGACAGGCGAATAGGCGCTCGCCTCGGATTTCTTGCCCTGCGCCGGCAGCGTGTCGTAGGTGAACTCGCCCGAGGCCGGGAGCAGGCAGACACCGAAAATCTGCGCCATGGCTCAGCGGGCCAAACGACGGAGGCCGAGGTGGTCGCCCTTGCGCACGGCCTGATCCATGGCTTTCATGATCTGCCGAGAATTGGCGCCGAGCCAGTTCTTGACCGAGCTGGCGTCGAGGGCGCTGACATTGAGATGGACGCTACTCGCCCCGCCTTGCGGCGCGCCGCCGCCGCCGGCCTGGCTGGACAGCATCGAGCGGAAAGCGCTCGCCTCGGCGGCGGGCATGACAAGTTCGTTCTGGTGGACCATGGCCAGTTGGTCATGCGGGATCGACCAGGCGCCGATATCGAAGGCGGCGACCGACATGACCGCGCCCTGGGCGGCGGCCGCCGGCCCGGCGGCGGCGGGACCCATGATCGGCGACAGGAAGCCGAACACGCCCGCAAAAGTCTCCGAGGCGGACGCGATGATGCTGCGCAGCACCGACGAAAAAATCGTCGCCTGTCCCGCCGCCGCCTCGCCGGCGGAAATGCCGGAGCGCGCGGCGGCGCCCGCGCTGGCCGCGGCCGTCTTCTGGCCTTCGGCGGCGATAGATAGCACCGCCATGGCGAGCTGCTTCTTCGCCCAGTCCGCGACGATGTCCACGCCCATCTTGACGAACTGGTTGACCAATGCCGTCGTGACCGCGCGCATCGCCTGCTGCAAATTCTTCGCGCCCGTGATCATGCCGGCGAGCGAGGACGACATCGACGAGGACATCGCGTCGATCATATGATTCCACGGGCCGACGATTTGCTGGACCGATTGCAGCATCAGGCGCTGGCTGTTCGCCGCATATTGCTGGTCGAGCAGCATCATGCGGCTGAGCACCGCCTGGCGCTGCGGCAGACGCAGATTGTCGATCTGCAACTCCTTCTGCAGCAGGGCGCGCTCGGCGGCATATTCGGAGTCGAGCGCCGCCTGGGTCGCGGCGACGCGCTCGCCGCCGCTCATGATCTTCAGTTTGGTCAGCTCTCTGTAGAGCGCCTCCTTTTGGCTGAGCCCGGCCCGCTCCGCCGCGATCTCGCCGTTGATCGCCACAAGGCTGGCGCGGGCGATTTCCTGGTGGGACGTGTTGGCGACCGAGGGCAACTGCTGGAGGGCGGCCGAAACGCGCGCGACGCCGCCGAGGAAGCCCGAGACGTCGGCGCCGAAGGAGATCGAAACATTTGAATCGGCCATGGGTCACCCGAAGTTTTAGAAACGGCCGGAGGGAAACAGGGCGCGCAAGGCGCCTAAATCCTTCTCCGGCTGCTTTTGTGGGCGCCAGACGCCCATGCCGACGGCGATCATCACCAGCAGCGCCGGCGTTGGCGGATTTTCGCGCCAATAGGCGTGACGAGCGAAAACGCGCGCGAAAGTGAGTTCGTCTTCCAGCGCGTCGGTCCAGGCTTCGCCGGACATCTGGCAGTAATGGGCGACGATCCGGTCGAAATCCGGCGCGCCCTCGCCTACTCCCCCGGCGTTGCGGTTTCGCCTGGCGTGAACAGGCCGGTCTGCTTCGCGATGATCGCGAGGGCGCCGGCGAGGTCCGAAAAACCCGCTTCGAGATCGAGCAGGTCTTCACGGGTGAAATCGGGATGGGCGCGCGACAGGCCGGCGTGAACGACGTCGATCATCAGGTCGAAATCGTCCTGTTCCATTTGCGCCGCCGCGAGAGGATCGCCGGCGCCGATGCGCGCCTGGATGGCGTTCAGCCGCGGCAACAGTTTCAGCAGGCCGGGCACGACCACGCGCGCCTGGCGCAAGGACAGCGCGGGAATGAAGAATTCCCGGCCGCCCAGGGCCGCAACCGGGGCCTTGGCGCAATCTATCTTGGGATCAATTCGCATGTCAGATCGCCGTGTTGATTTCGCCGAGATTGTTCGCCGCATTGGCGAAGGCTTCGAAGTCCAACTCGGGGATGCCGAAATCCTGGATCTTGGTGGCGACCGTCAACTTGGTCGAGACGCAATTATAGAGGCGCAACGACCATTGCCCCGCCGTGGTGTTGGCGTTGGTCTGATAGAAATCGATCTGGAACGTCGGCGCGGCCCCCATCAACTTGTTGGACAGCACCGCGCGCGTGCCGGAGCCGGAAGCCGTCTGCGTATAGGAATAGGAGACCAGAATGGCCTTGCCGGAATCGCCCGAGTTGAACGTGTAGACGCCGGCGGAAAGGGTGTACTGGCCGACGGCCGGCGCGGTGGCGACGCGGGTGAGGGCGAGGCCGCTCGACGCATAGACAACGCCGAGATCGGCGTCGAAGGCGGCGGCGTTGGCCGTTGCATAGGTGTAAGGCGAGGAGGAGGCGACCGCGCCGGCCTCGTTATAGGCCCACAATTTTTGGCCCGTCGCCAGCGTCTGTCCGAAGAAACAGGAATTGTAGAGCGGGCCGTCTATATTCGCGAATTTCGCCTTGCCAGTGATCTTGCCCTCGCCGCGCGCGAAGGCGATGGGGAACTGGTATTGGCCGAAAAGTTGTTTCGACGAAAAGCTGAAATCGAGCGTAACGTCCTGGAGCGCGCCGAACTGCACCGGCGTCGCGTTGGCGCCCGACGGCGTGGCGATGAGAACGCCCGAGCCGAAAGCGACGGAAGTTGTGCTTGGCATGAAACATTGCTCCTTGTGATGGCGCTTACGGCGCGAGGATTTTGAGCGGGACCATCGCGAGGCCCTGTCCGTCGAGGTCGCCGGGGTCCTTCACGATGCGACCCTCGATGCGGCAGTGATAGACGAGGCCGCCAAGGGTCTGGCGGTCCAAGCCGGGGGGCGGCGCGAGCGCCTCTTCCAGCGCGTCGAGCGCGATGTTGAGATCGCGCGCGGGAATGGCTTGCGGGTCCTGGCCTGCCGAAATGTAGACAAACAGATCGACGTTGAGCGTGGTCTTGCCCGGCAGGCTTTCAGAAAAGAAGGCGACGTTTTCCGCGTGCTCGGTGACGAACAGCGCGGGCTGGTCGGCGGCGGACACATCGCTCCACAACTTCAGGCGACGCGACAGCGTCGCCCATGTGTCGTTGGCGTTGATCGGCGCCGAAAACCGGGCTTGCGCCAGTTGCGCGAACAGAGCTTCCATGATGGTTTCGCGCGCGTTCATGAACCGTCCTTTGCTCGGCTCGCGGCCTCGGCGATAGCGTCGGCGATGGCCTGCTGGATATCGGCGCTCTTGTCCGCGAGCGCGGAGCGCAGGTAGGAGCGTTCGGGGATTTGCGATCCCGGATGGTTGACGCGGCGTGCAAAAGCCTGCTTGCCGTTGAACATGAAGGCGAGGGCTTTCGCCTTGTCCGGGATGATCTCGTGGGCGGCGGTCTTGCCGCCATATTCGTGGATCGCGTCATAGGGCGCGCTGCCGTCGCTGGCGATTTCGACGGAGAGCGCATTGTCCTGGTCGGCGCGGCGCAACTGGATGGAATTGCGCAGGACGCCGCTGCGCGTGTTGAGCGCTCCGCCGCTCAAGTTTACGCCGACGACCTGCGCGTAAATGTCCTGCGCCAGCGCGTCCATCTTTTCCGCGAGCGCGACGCGCAGGTCGTCGGGAAGCGCGGCCAGACTGGCGGACAGTTCGGCGGCGCCTTCGAGGCTGAAGTCCAGCATGTCAGTTCGAGATGATGCGGCCGAAGCTGCGCAGGCTTTGCTGCACGTAATCCGGCATGGCGGTGATGCGATAGGCGGCGGTTTCCTGGCCGCCGAGGCTTTTTGAGACCATGCCGATCCGGTCGCGGTGACGGTAGCGGTCGGCCGCCCATTCAAGGGCGCAGGAGGCGAGGTCGTTGGGTACGTAGCCGTAGTTCAGGAGGACGTGCGCGCCGGCGTCCGCAGGTGCAAAAATATAATCGCCGAAGGCGTCGACGGCATATTGGCCCTGGGCCGGATTGGCTGCGACCGGCGTGAGGGCTGAGCCCGACGCGTAGGCGACGCCGCAATCGACCGCGAAGGGACCGTAGGGCTGCGCGGCGGAGATCCGCGGGGGGGCGACCGGAACTGTTCGCGGCTCATTGCTGATCTGGTAGCCGGCGCGGTAGGCGACGGTCACATTTTGCCAGCCGCGCGGAAACACGCCGCTGCGCAGCATGATCATCTGCATGGCGCCGGGCGGCTCGTCGTCGCCGGGTTCGAGCAGCCAGCCGAAGCCGCGGCCATCGGTCGACTGGGGGATCGCCTGTCCGTCGATGCTCACCGAGGCGACGGAGACCACGGGCCAGTTGCGCAACTGGATGCGGTTGCGGCCGTTGCCATCGAAAATGTCGGTGACGTCGCGCGGCCAGAGGAAGGCGCGATTGAGCCAGGTGCAAATCGCCCGGCTGATCTGGCTGATCATGCTGGACAACAAAATGTCGTCGGCGCTGGACTGGACGCCGAGATGAGCTTTGAGCGCGCTCAGGGAAACAAGATCGCCTCGCGCCATGGTCAATCCGCTTTCCGTTTGGTCTTGGTTTGCGGCGACGGCGGTTCGGCGGCGGGCGCCGGGACACAGCCGTGGGCGAGGAGATCGCCCGCGAGAACTTCGTCCGCGTCGAAATAGCCTTGGGCGTCGGGAATGATTTCCTCGCCCGCGCAGGAGAGCGCGGCGACCCCGGGGGGAGCCTGAAACTTCATTGGGGATTTGTCCTATGAAAGGCGGCGGGGCGAGGGCCCTCGCCCTTCGAGAAGGCCCTTCGGGCCTCCTCAGGGTGAGGGCCAGAGGTGATGCGAAGGGTCAGCCGTTGCCGATATTGGTGATCACCGACATGGACGGCGGGAAATAGTGCTGGAGCACTTCGTCGGCATAAACCCCGTATTCGTAGCGGCGGGCGCGCAGCGGCCACTCAATCTGATAATAATCCTGGCGGGTGCGCATCTGGATGACATTGCCGACATTGGCCAGCGGATAAGGCAGCTGGCGCGTAAGGAACAGCATGGTGCCCGCGGGCATGTTGGGGTGGATCTTGATGTCGAGCGACTTGGCGCCGGCCATCGAATATTTGTTCTTGTAGGTCGTCGCCATCACGCCGCCGGCGAAGGCGTCGTTGCGCGCGTCGAACAGGAAGCGCTGCGCGGCGTTGGAGCCGGCCGACAGCACCTTTTTCGAGATGTTCATCGCTTCCTGAGAGGAGACCCAGACCTCGTCCGGCGACAGGCGGTAATTGTCCCAGTTGGCCTTGAGCACGTTCTCGATTTCGACAATGCCGCCGGCGCCGTCCGCTGTCAGCGGCGTGCCGGCTCCGGCGACGCCATCGGGTTGAGTGACGATCAGCGAACCGGAGCCCGAGTTGAAGGCTTGGGTGAGCAGGCCGTCGAAGGCCAGCGCGTTGACTGACCAGTCGGCGGCCGGCAGCGAGGCCGCCGTCTGCGCTCCCGTCGCGGTCGCGGTGATCACCACGGAATTGATGGTGGTGATGGCGGCGAGCACTTCGGAACCCGCCGCGCCCCAGAACCAGGCGTAGCCGGCCGCGCCGGATTTGACCGTGACGGAGGCGGTGACGGCGCCAGTGGGGCCAGTCACGCTGACGGTGGCGTTGGTCGATTTCCGCGCCGCGCCGCCGCCGAAGGAGTCGGAACTGCCGTCCGCGTTGGTGCGGGTGATCGAGGCCTGAATCCCGGAGCTGACGGACGCGTTGATGAGGCCTTCGTGGGACAGGGCCACGGCGATCACCGAGAGGGTCGAGGTTGCGAGCGAGCCTCCGGTGGTCGAGGCGGCGAGCGTCGGGGTTGCAGTCGTTCCCAGCGCCATGGAGCCGTTGCCGCCTAGGATCATCGCCTCTTCGCCAATCATCAGGGCTTCGAGGCCGGTCTGGGCGGAAAGCGCGCGGAGGTCGTCAAAACCCTGGCCGGCGTATTGGGCCTCGAAGTCCACGCTGGTTTCGATGCCGAGGCCCTTGTAGTTGGCGACATATTCCTTGGTGGTCATGGCGGCGACGCCTCCGCGGTTGCCGCCGGACACACCGATGCGCAGGCCGGAGGAATTGACCGAGGTGATGGCGCGCCAGGCGGCCTGCACGCCGCCCTTGCCGGACACGCGCGGGATGGAGTTGCGCAGCGGCGTCAGCACCGGGAACAGCAGTTTGGCGCCGGCTTCAAGGTCGTAATAGGTGAGGCCGGTGGTCGCCGAGGCGCTCTCGGCGAAGGTGGATTTTTCCAGGCTGGCGAAGCGCGGGTCGTTGAGCGGATTCATCTGCGACTTCCGGATCGCTTCCTTCAATTCGAGCGCATTCTGAACTGCGGTCATGGACTTGCTTTCTCTGTTGCGAATTTTTCGACGATCAACCGAAGCGCTTCGGTTGGGACTGGGCGGCCTTGATGAGAACCAGCGAGGCTTTGGCAGGCGAAAGCCGGGCGAGTTCCGCCGCGAGCGCGTCGAGCCCTGTTTCGTTCGACTTGGAGACGGCGGCGTAACCCGGGATGAGCGGCGGCGGCGCGGGCGTTTGCTCCAGCGCTTCGACGCGGGCGGCGAGTTCCGCCAGTTTCGGGCGCAGGTCCGCCGTGAGTTTTCGAAGCGCGTCCGTCTCGGCGCTCAGTTTTTCCACGCGCGGGTCGGCGGAGAATTTTTGCGCCGGGCGCGGCTGCATTGCGACGACCACTTCGGTCTTCAGACGCGCGAGCAGTTCGGTCAGTCCGTCGTCGTGGATCGGATCGGCGTTGAGGTCGTGGACGATGGCGTCGAAGAAATCACCGATAATCTCGGCGGCCGGGGCGCCGTTCTCGATGTTGCCGCGCAGCCAGTCGCTCAGCGCGCTCGGGGTTTTGTGGGCGAAGGCGCGGGTTTCCCTGGCGCCGTCGGCCTTGACCAGCTCAAAACTGGCTTCCGGCAGGCAGGGGAGATCAACCAGCGAGATTTCGCTGGGTCTGGCCGTGTAGCGGACGAGATCGGGATTTTCCGGGTCGGGCCAGCGTTTCAGATAGGCGCCGCCCTGGGAGAAGCCGGTATAAACCCCCTCCTCCACCTTGCGCCATTCGTCGTCGTCGATGATTTTCGCGGCGATTTCGATGCGCTTTTCCGCGTCGTTGAAGCGGATCGAGGCGATTTTTCCGGCGGCCACCGCGCCGTGCATGGCGCGGACATTGCCAAGGCTCTTGCCGTCGGTGGCCTTGGCGAAATTTTTGGACCAGGCCTGGTATTGAGGCTTGGTGCTGGCGTAATCGCAGATTTCGCCGGCGCGGTCGGGGGATTCCGCCGTCGCGTAGCCGTAAACCAGCCGCTGGGCGGCATCGGCCTTTCGCAGGGGGATGAACATTTGCAGTCGATCCGACACTTTGGCTCCTTTGGCTGTCGCCGCGCCTTTGACGAGGCCGGGCAATTTTTCTAAACGGGGGGCGTCGCCGCTTTTTTTCGCGGCGCGACGGGATGGGACGATGGATTTCTGGAGCGACAAGGCGCGCGGTTTGAGCCCCTACACGCCCGGCGAGCAGCCGCGCATCGAGGGGCTTGTAAAACTCAACACCAATGAATCGCCTCTTCCGCCCTCGCCGCGCGCGGTGGAAGCCATGCAGGCGGCAGCGGGCGACGCCTTGCGGCTTTATCCCGATCCGGAGTCAGTCGCCTTGCGGGAGACGCTGGCCCGGTATCATGGGGTGGCGCCGTCAAATGTTTTTGTCGGCAACAGTTCCGACGAAGTTTTGGCGCATGTGTTCGTCGCGCTGCTGAAGCACGACCGTCCCTTGCTTGCGCCCGACGTGACCTATTCGTTCTATCCGGTCTGGGCGAAGCTTTATGACGTTGCCTATGAGACGGCGGCGGTCGATGAGGGCATGCGGATTCGGGTGGACGATTTTTGTCGGAACTCGGCTGGGGCTATCGTGTTCGCCAATCCCAATGCGCCCACCGGAATTGCCCTGTCGCGCGACGCGGTGGCGCGGATGGTTGCGGCCAATCCTTCGATCCCCGTGGTGGTGGACGAGGCCTATGTCGATTTCGGCGGCGAGACGGCCATTCCGCTGATTTCGGAGTTTCCCAATCTGCTGGTGGTGCGGACGTTCTCGAAGTCGCGGGCGCTGGCGGGATTGCGGGTTGGTTATGCGATTGGCGACGCCGGGCTTATCGAGGCGCTTTCTCGTGTGAAAAATTGTTTCAATTCCTATCCGGTCGGGCGCATCGCCCAGGCCGGGGCCATCGCTTCGGTCGAAGATGACGATTATTTTCAGGCGGGGTTGGCGACAATTGTCGCTGAGCGCGCGCGTATGACTTCGGCGCTGGTGGAGCTTGGGTTTGAGGTTTTGCCGTCGAGCGCCAATTTTGTGTTTGCGCGGCACGGGGCTTTTGGCGGCGCCGCCTTGGCGCAGGCGTTGCGCGAGCGGGCCGTGCTGGTCCGGCATTTCAATGCGCCGCGCATTGCGGATTATTTGCGCATCACCGTGGGGACGGCGGAACAGACGGACAGGCTGATCGGGGCGTTGCGTAAGGCGCTTGGCTGATTTCACCTTTCACGGCGCTCCAGTCCGGCGGACGGCCGGACAATCAGGGAGTATTTCGACGCTCCTGGCGCGCCCGCCATGACTGCAAATAGGCTGCGACCACTGAATCGGGCGATCCGGATGTTGTCAGAGGGTGGACGCTGCCATCGAACTCCACCACGAGAGGGCCAAGACCCGGAACCTCATATTTCAGGTCACCGGTTTCCAAGAATTTTTTCGGGGCGCCAAAGAAGACCCACCCGAATGGATATTGACGTTCCTTTCCCGGAACCAAAACGATTTCCGAGCTATGATCCTCATTTAAATTTTCCGAAGCGATTGCTCGCGCTTGTTCAATGGTGATTTTATCCATCGCCAAACTCCAGCTTTGGCAAACAAGGTAGATCAGGCATGCCACCAACGGAGTAGTGAGTGTTCCGCGCGCCATCTCTTCTCACTTGTCCCTTGGGATCACGCCAACGCCGATTTCGCTCTTTCCGTCTGAATTGTAGCGGAGATTTGCAGCTTTCGCGTCATAAATGACACCGGCGTTTTGTCCTGGCTTCCAGTTCTGGCCTTCCACGATACCGACTTTTCCGTGATCGTTCGCGATGATTACAACATGAGATCCAGCGTTATTCGAGTATTTGATTCCCACAATTGCCATTGCGCCGTCGCCGGCTGACTTCGCGGCCCCGTAGGCGTCATCAATGCTCTTCCCCCAACCTATCTTCGTGTTGAAGCGATCTTCGATTTCAGCCCAACTACCGTCAAGGCCGGTCTTGGCGACAGCCTTGGCATTTGTGCCTCTCAACCGGGCCGCCACGGCATCAATTATAAACCCGCAGTTTTTCTGATCGTTTTTGGGTTCACATGAGTGGCAGCATTCTCCAGCTTCGCTCCAGGTCTTCGTGGCGATGGGGATTGTGAGTGTGGCTGCTTGCCTGATGTGTTCTTATCGTTCTGTTCTCCCGGCAAAGTCGAGTTTCCGTTGGCGTCCATCCACGTTCCGTGGTTGTCGCGCGGTTGAGAATCGCTGAACTTATCGAGCATGCAGGCTCCGACGATGTCGTCAGAGTTCTTTTTTTTTTCGCCGTCGCTCGCAACCGCATCTTTGCTGAGCCGCGCCACACCCTGCCCGGTCGTGACTGTTAGCACATCGGCCATGGGGTCGTTGGGAAGGGTTTCGCCCAAGATTTCGGCGGCGCGGCGGCGGGTCATCATCCCGGCGTTGACCAGAGCCACCAAATTTTCTCGCTGGACCGTGGGGTCGATCACGGCGTCCGTGCGCCAGGCGAATTCGAGGTTTTGGGCGCCGAGTTGCGTGATGATGGCGTCGCAGAGGCGCTTGATCCAGGCGAGGATGGGTTGCAGGCCCTCCTCGTTGGACATTTGCGTCTGCGTCTCGCTGGTCGAGCGATTCATCTGGTTGATGAAGGGTTGTGGCGACACCGAAAAGGCGAAGCAGACGACTCGGGCGATCCACTCGTCAAACGCGTTTTTCAGCTCGGGTTCGCGGGTCTGTATAAACGTCTTGGCGACGCCGCCGGGGACGAATTTCGCGCGCCGGCGCCTCGCGAGATCGCCGTCGAAATAGAGGTCCCAATAATCCTGAAAGTTCTTGATCTGGTCGGGGGTCCAGCTGTCGGGCACGCCGATCAGGCTCTCGGGGATGTTGCCCTCGGTGTAGTAGTTGAGTTGGTGCAGCTGGCGCTTGATGCCGATGTTGACCGTGGCGATGATTTGTTCGACGGGGGAAAAACCGTAGGCGCGGTGGCTACGCAGGTTGCGCGGGCGATAGATGATGTCGCGCGCGGTGTAGTCGACCGCCGGCAAGCCCTTTAAAATTTGCTGGTAGGCAACGGGGTGGACTTGTTTGCCACCCTGCTTGAAGGGGCGCGGGGTGCGGCCCCAGAAATCGAGGACGGGTTTGATGGTGGCGCCGTCGAGCGGGTGCAGGCCCAACAAATTGCCGGCGCGGTCGCGCTCGCACCAGAGCGCGGGGGCGTCGATGACGAACAAATCTTCGAGGATCATGCGCAGCCAGGCGTTCCAGTCGTGTGCGCCGTCGGGGCTCTGCAAAAAAGTTTCGACGCGGGCGATTTCGGCGGGGTCGGCGTGGCGGCCGGGTTTGGCGCGAATGGTCCAGTTCATGCGCTCGACCTGATCTTTGCGCGTCTCGATGACAAGGCGCAGCAGGTCGTAGGCGTCGGCGAGCGCGCGAAGGTCGGCGAAGGAGATGGGCTCATACCCTCTCGCGCGCGCGGAAAGGTTGTACCCGGCCGGGAAATCCCACTGGCGGCCGGCGACGTCGCTCGGGGCGCCGGGATTGATGGGAGTGGAGGGGCCGAACCAGTCGTCGGGCGCCTGGGCGCTCGCGCTGGCGCGGGCGGAAAATTCCGCAGGCGAAAGGGACCAGCGTGGCAAGCCCGCGCCGCGTTCGGTCATGGGAGTCTCCAGGTATTGAGTCGCTCGACGCGCTCGACATGCGCGGATGCGTGGGCCGCCCTCATCCTTCGAGACGCCCGCTCACGCGGGCTCCTCAGGATGAGGGCTTCTTCAGAGCGGCGAGATCATCCCAAGCCGCTCTGCTTTCCCGCCATGGTGCGGTAAAATTCAAAAACAGCGTCGCCGCTTTCCTGGCTGAGCGCCAGGGCGGTGACCGCCCAGACCAGGGCGTCGACGCGGTCGGGGGAATAGCCGTTTCGCGCCCGATCAAAATCGGGGGTCATGGCGCACATCTGGTCTTCGAGGCGGGCAAAAACCCCGCAATGTTTGACGCGGCCCTGTTCATAGAGGGCGGCGACCGGCTCGGCGCGGGCGAATTTGCCTCTGCTGGCGCGCACGGCGCGATACGGGATGTTGGCGTCGATCTGGCGCAGCAGCGTTTCGATCATCTCGCCGCCGTTGTTGACCTCGGCGACGATGCAATCGGCTTCGAAAGTCTTGTAGGCCTCGACGGCGCGAGTGGCCCAGGCGAGAGGGGTTTCGCCCTGGCGGGAGAGATCGGCGAGGATGCGCACGTGGCGGGTCTCATCGAGACCCGCCACGATCATCCCGCATTCGTCGGCGTTCTCCCCGGAGGTGGCGGGCGGATCGACTGCGACAACAATGCGGGTGAGTTTCGTCCTTCGAGACGCCGCTTGCAGCGGCTCCTCAGGATGAGGGTTTTGGCAGCCGATTTGCGCCTGTTCGAGCAGGGCGCGGGTCCAGAGCGCGCCGGGGACATCCATGAGCATTTCGGCGTGCAGCTCCTGGCGGCCCAAGCGCGTGCCCTCGTATTTGCGCACCACGCGGTTGAGAAAATTTTCGGCGAGGTTGCCGACGTTTTCGAAGGTAGAGTGGCGGGTGTAATAGGTGAGCGGATCGGCCAGAAGATCGCGCATGAGTTTTGTCGGGCGCGGCGTGGTGGTGAGGATGGCTTGCGGTCTTGTCCCCAGGCGCAGCCCGAAGACCGCCTGATCCCAGGCCTCGGGATAGCGCCAGGCCGCGATTTCATCGCACCACAGTTTTTGATGCTGCTTGCCGCGCAGGCGCTCCGGCTCCTCGGCGGAGAACAACAGACTCTTGCCGCCGTTTGGCCATTCCAGCCTGCGTCTGTGCGCGACGTAGCGAGGGCGCTCGTCGCGCGGGCAGGACGCCAGCACGCCGGATTCGCCTTCTACCATTACGTCGCGCACATCATCGGCGGTCGCGCCGATCAGGTTGACCATGGCGAAGTCGCGCGCCCATTGGCGCACGGTTTCGGCCCCGGTCCTCGTTTTGCCCCAGCCGCGACCGGCGAGCGGAAGCCAATAGACCCAATCGCCTTCGGGGATGAGCTGCTCCGGACGCGCCCAAAACGGCCACAGGGTTTTGAGCGATTCCAGTTCATCCGCGTTGAGGTGGGAAAAGAAGCTGGCGCGCTCACGAGAGGTGAGGCGCGCCAGCTCGCGCGCATGCGTTGGGAGGGGACGCATGGCGCAAACTCAACGGTTCGCGTCTTTGGCCTTTTGGCTTTGGCCGCGCGCGAGATGCTCCAGTTTCTGGATCAAGGTTTTCCGCGCGTCTTCGAGTGAGGTTTCGGCTTCAAGGCTGGCGTCGAGGCCGAGCAGCTTTGCACGACGATCGATGATGGCCAGCACGCGCTGGGCGGCGGTGGCGTCGCCTTTGAGAGCCTGCTTGTAGTGAGCGGCCTGCAACTGGTCGAGGCGCATCAGTTCGAGGTCGCGCAGGTCGCGGGCCGGGGCGTGCGGGTTTGAACGCAGCGCCTTGGCGACGATGGCGTAAACGCGGCTCACCGACACGCGCTTGAAGCCCGCTTCCGGAAGCTTTCTGGAAATCTCGAAAAAGGTGAGGCCGTGGAGGCGCATATTGAGAATGGCGAGGTCGCGGTTGACGCGGTCGAGGGGGTGATCCTGGGCTTGCGCCTCCTGCCTATTCCTGATCGTTTTGCCGCGCGGAGCCGACGCCATGGTCCATCCATTTCCCGCCCCGCCTCGGCCCGAAGGCTCCGGGCAAAGCAAAGCCCGGCTCGCTTCGTTTGGGGACGAGGCGGCGCCGGGCGCAAATCTTCAACATGGATATTTGTAGCGGAAGTCAGTCGACCCGTCAATGGGCAAAATGGGATTTTTTGGGATTTAGCCCATTTTTTTGAGAGAGGATGGGCATATAGTTCGTTTTATCGAGCTAAAGCAATGCCTTGGCGTGGAGGGCCGAGACAAACCCGGCCATGACGGCCCGGTGCTCAGTTGACCGTGAAGCGGCCGGAGAAGCGGCCGACAATGCGGATTTCGTCGGCGCCCGCTTCATAAGGCGCATAGGAGGAATTGACGGAAATGATGCGGACGCGCATCGGGTCCGAGCCCATCACGATCTGCAGACGCTTGATTACCAGGCCGTAGCCGTCCCAGAGGGCGAAAATGCCCTCCGGGCTGGGAATGGTGTAGCGCAGGTCGATGAAGACGCGGTCGCCCTCGTACAGGCGCGGCTCCATGGAATCGCCGATCACCTCGAAGACGCGGATGTGGCGCGGGGCGGAGTGCAGCACGCCCTGAACAATGGTTTCCGGCAGGGTCCACTCGGCGGCCACTGCCGCCGCGGCGTAGGAATTGCCGTGCGCGTCATGGACGTAGGCCTCGATGGGGACGCCGCCGCCGCCGGCGCCGGCGCGGACGTCCACCTCGAAAATGGTCGAGGCTTGCGTCTCCTTGTTGTCGACGACGCGGCGCTCGACGCTGGTGTCGAAGCGGCGGGTGGTCGGCGGCTCATGCGCGGTCTCGCCCTTGCCGGCGATGAGCCAGTCGAGCGAGCGCCCCAGGGCGCCGGCGAGCTTGTTGAGCGCGGGCAGCGAACCGCCGCGCCCACGCCTGAGCGCATCGCGGACATAGGTTTCGCCCAGCCCGGCGCGCACGGAGAGGGCCTTCATGTCGAGGCCCTGGCGCGCCATCTCGGCTTCGAGCCGGCTTTTCCACTGGTCGTCCATGATGGGATTATTCCCATATTTACGTTAAGGCAGCAAGTGGGCAAATTCCCATTGACGCCACAACTTCGTTCTTATTATGTTCTACCAGCCGTTGCAAGGCGCGTTCCCCACCACGAGTTCCTCCATGACAAATATCGTCCCGTTCAGCAGTTTCGCCCTTTCCGCCACAAATGTGTTCACGCCGCGCCCCGGCGCCCGGCCCGTGACAGTCGAAAAGGCCAAGCCGCGACCGGCCGCGCCCAAGACCGGGCGTTTCGGGCTCGCCGCCGAGCCGCGCCCGGTTGCGCGCAAAATCGAGGTCAAGGCGCCGCCGCCGCCCTCCGCCGCGCAGCTCTATGTGCACAGCGGCTCGACCTATGTGCGCTCCGAAGCCTTCGAACAATGGCTGGACGAGGCGGCGCGGCGGGTGATTTCGCAAAAGCCGGGACGGATGTCCGGGGCCTACGCGCTCGAAATCCTGGCGCCCCGCACCGCGCGCACCCGCCACTTCGGTGTGCTGGAGCGGCCGCTGATTGAACTGCTGACGCGGTGCCGGGTGATCACCCACGGGCTGTCGCCGGATCGGTTTTCGGTCAGCTATGGCGGGCTCGGCGGCGAGCTGGCCCTGACCCTCACCGAATTCGCAGCGCCCTGAGGGATCCCGCCATGGCCAGACCACGCAAGTCCAAGGTGTCGCTGCCGAAACTCTCCTGTCTCGACGAGACGGGAGAGGCGGCGCGCAAAATGCTAAAGGCGTTTCATCGCTCCGGCTACCGCGCCCCGGAAGGGCCCAGCGTCGAACGGCTCTTGCACGCCGGCGAAACGGCGCATGTGGAGCGCTTTTCAGAAGTGGTGGAGGTGGCGCGCGGGGACACGTTCGAGGCGGTGGCGGTGGATTTCGTCCGCCTGCGCATCGACGACGGGCCGCTGGCGCGGTTGCGCGACCGGGGGCAACTCGACCGCGACGACAAGGCGCGCAACTGGGCGCTGGGACTGGCGGGCGAAAAATACCGGCACATGTACTTTCGCTCCGGGCTGGACCCGCTGCATTCGCTGGACCCGACGCGGGAGGTGGCCACGGATTACGCGCCAGGCGCCCTGTGGCGCAGCGAGTCGCAACTCGACGCGCTGCAACGATTTTGGGCCGCGCGCGACGCGATCCCCGAGGATTTCCGCTCAGCCGTCGCCGCCATTGTGCTGGAGGACCGCGAAATCGTCGATGTCGGACGGGAGATCGGCGCGTATCGCGACGCCAAGATGGCCGGCGCCGTCGCGCTGTTCATCCTGCGCCGGGGGCTTTCCGCGTTGGCGCGACACTATCGGATGATCGCGGCCGTGGATGCGTCGTGAAATCGGGCCGCGCCGTCGCGAACGGCGCAGCTCCCCTATGGCAAGAGGCCGTCGAGTTTGGCCACGAGGGCCGCAAGCTCGACCTGGCTGTGAACCCCTGCTTTTTGCATGGCCGCCTTGAGGTGGCCGCGCGCCGTTCCGATCCCGATGTCGAGACATGTCGCCGCCTGGTGGAGACTGTGCCCGGCGGCGACAAGACCGACCACATCGCTTTCGCGGCCGGTCAGAGACAGGGACGAGGCCAGGAGGCCGAGGGTCCGCGGGCCCGCGACGACTTTTCGGGTGACATCGACCACGACGGCGAAGGCCGCGGTCCGCGCGAACACGTCGCGCGCGGGACCATCGACGGGAACAGCCACGAGCAGGGGATTCGGAAACAGGATCGAGCCGCTGATCCGAACGATCGCCGGGGACCCGCGTCCACAGGCGGATTGAATCGCCGCATTGATCCGCTTCTGTTCGTTGGCGAGGCGCGAGGTCAATCGTGCGCGGACAATGTCGAGCAGATCGGGGATGACGCCCTGCGCGGGTTCATTGGCGTCCACGACGCTTCCGTCGCGCGCGAGCGCGAACGCCGGAAGGTCGCGCTCCAGGAACAGGCTCGCATGAACCCCGGTCTGCTTTTCGAAATGCGTCTGGCAAATGGAAGCCGCCGCATCCAGAAAAGGCGCAATGGCGTCAAAATGCCGAAGCTCGTCGGAGCCGAAAGCGGCGTCACGCGCGCCGCGGAAGAAATTGAAGCGATAATAGCCGGATGAAGACGCCAGCAACCTGATCCTGACGCCGCGGACCATTTCATTCGGCCGGCAAAACTCCTGATAGAACGCATTCTTCACGCAGGACGCGCTTGACGGATCGAGATCCCGTTCGAATGCGGGCGCAGGAAGCTCATTGAGGATCAGACCGACGTAGTCCGTCGGGACAATCCCTGACCGGAATTGATCGTAAACCTCGGCGAGGGCCACGCTCGGAGTCGCAAGAAAATCGCTGCTCGTGGTGTGAATGAAGCCGCCGCCAAAGGATCGGCCCGCCGAAGCCAGGTTTTGCAGGGGGGCGCCGAGTTCGTGGCCGAGGATCACCGCCTGGAGAACATCGTTCGCCGCCGCACGCAATTCGGCATGGTTGAGCTCGCCCAT